AATGCTACGAAATGCAGGGTTTAAAGTATTTGTTAATGGTCGTAACCCATCGGTAAGAGATAGACATAATATTAGTAATAACCACTTTGAAAAAGGCAGATTGAAAGTAAACTCAAAGAAGTGTCCTAAATATGCACAAGCACTTGAACAGCACGCATATTCATCCAATGGTGAACCTGATAAGTTTGCAGGAGCAGGAACGATAGACGACTACACAGATGCAGGAACATACCCAGTAGCGTTTATGTATCCTATTGTAATCCCTAAAAAAGAGTATAATATCGAATTAATCCCATCATATAATCCAATGGCAAATAGGAGCAGATAGTGACAAAGAAAGAGCGAGAAGAAGAAAATCAAGAAGAGTTAAACGAATCATTATCAGTAATTCATTACGAAGCTATCACAGCATTTGATGATATTCAATCTGCACTAAGAGAAGAACGTTTGCAATGTTTGACAGATAGACGCTTTTATTCTATTGCTGGGGCGCAGTGGGAAGGCGAACTTGAGCAACAGTTCGAGAATAAGCCAAAATTTGAAGTAAATAAAATCCATTTATCAATTATTAGAATTATTAACGAATATAGAAATAATAGAATCACAGTAGATTTTATCAGCAAAGATGGATCAAAAAACGATAAACTTGCCGATGTATGTGATGGACTATATCGAGCAGATGAGCAGGATAGTAATGCGGAAGAAGCTTATGATAACGCATTTGAGGAAGCAGTAGGAGGAGGATTTGGAGCATGGCGTTTACGTGCTGATTATGAAGATGATGAGGACGAAGAGAATGAGAAACAGCGTATTTGTATCGAGCCAATTTATGATGCCGATTCATCCGTATTTTTTGACCTAAACGCAAAACGTCAAGATAAATCAGATGCTAAGTATTGCTATGTTTTATCTTCTATGACGAAAGAAGCGTTTGAGCATCAATACGGTGATGAAGAAGACCAATCTTCAGTTAGTAAACAAATTGAGCAAAGACAGTTCGACTGGTACAGCTCTGATATTATTTACGTAGCAGAATATTATGTCCTTGAATCAGTGGAAGAAGAACTTTATATCTATAAAACTATGGATGGAAAAGAAGAAAAGTACACCAAAAAAGAATTAGAAGAGGATGGAGAAGATGGAGAACCATCACTCTCTGAAACATTACAAGCAATCGCTACAAAATTAGACCGTAAGCGTAAAGTAAAGCGTAAAAAAGTTCATAAGTATATTTTATCTGGAAATAAGATACTAGAGGACTGCGGATATATTGCAGGTAATAAAATCCCTATTATCCCTGTATATGGAAAGCGTTGGTTTGTTGATAATATTGAGCGTTGTATGGGTCACGTTAGACTAGCTAAGGATGCTCAACGTATTAAGAATATGCAGCTATCTAAACTAGGAGAGATTAGCGCACTATCGAGTATAGAGAAGCCAATCTTAACTCCCGAACAAATATCAGGACATCAGCAAATGTGGAGCGATGATAATGTTAAGAATTTCCCTTATCTATTAATCAACCCAATTACCGATATGAATGGAAATATTACAGCAAGTGGTCCAATCGCATATACTCGTGCGCCAAATATCCCACCTGCTATGGCTGCACTATTGCAACTCACAGAGCAAGACATGAAAGAGATATTAGGAAATCAACAAGGCGGCGAACAGATCGTTTCCAATATCAGCGGTAAAGCCGTAGAGATGATACAACAGCGCTTAGATATGCAAACATTTATCTACGTATCCAATATGGCTAAAGCAATGAAGCGAAGTGGTGAAGTATGGCTATCTATGGCAAAGGACGTTATGGTAGAGCAGGGTCGAAAAGTAAAACTAATCAATGATAATGGGGAATCAGAATCTACAGAACTTATTAAGCCTATGATGGGAGAAAATGGTGAAGTAGTTTATGAGAATGATTTAAGCAATGCCAAGTTTGATGTGGCAGTAGATGTTGGTCCATCATCATCATCTAAGAAGGCGGCAACCGTAACAGCTCTAACTGGAATGATAAATGTTACAACCGACCCAGAATCTAAACAAGTGTTAGAGGCAACCGCATTAATGAATATGGAAGGGGAGGGAATAAGTGACATTCAAAATTATTACAGACGTAAATTAGTTAAAATGGGAGTTGTAAAGCCATCCGAAATAGAAGCCCAAGAGTTAATGCAAGAGGCACAAAATACACCACCAAATGCTCAAGAAGAATACTTTAGAAAAGCGGCAATGAATGAAGACGCAAAAGCTAAAGAGTCAAATGCTAATACAATTAAGATTTTAGCAGACGCTGAACTAAAACAAGCGCAGACAATCGAAACATACGCAGGTATAGACCAATCAGAGCGTGAACAAGCTATGAAAGCTATGGAAACGTTACAGAATATACTTGGGAAGAATATGTCGCAACCAGTACAACAACCTATGACAGAAGCACCTATGATAGAGCAAGAAGTACAGCCCCAAATGTAAAAGGGGCTATTTATATATTTTTGATTCTATCCATGCTTCATAAATTCTACCAAGTATAAATCCAATAAACATACATCCAATCATTGCATATATCATTTTTTACTCCTTACCGGCTTCTACTGACTCATACCCATAATATTCAGATATAACCCATTTAACATCATCTGGAATCTCTACTACTTCAAGACTAGCAAAACTACCACTTGCATCTTTCCCTAATTCTTCTACGCATTTTACAAGTCGTTCATCACTTCTAAACGCATCATCATTTTCAGAGTCTATGCCAAAATCTTTATTATCTGCATACCCATATTCATCCCACTTGAAGCCTAAATACTCATAAGCCTTTTTAGATAATGAATATCCGCCATAGTATGTATTTAATACAATTTTCATTATTTACTCCTTTTATTCTTCTGCTTACACTTATTTGAGCAATACATAGCCCGCGAAGTACCATTAAAAGGCTCACCGCATACACGGCATGGCTTAGGACTCTTTGCGTAGGTTGATGGACGGAGGACTTGTTTCATATCTTAAACCCTTCAAAATAATCATAATCTTTTTGTGCATATTCTTGACCTTTTTAAATCCTGAAGTAAGGAATAAATAAAAGTACCCAATCACAAAAGTAATACACGCTATTACTATTCCAATAGCTGTTAAAATGACGTAAAGCCATGCAAAAAACATTCTCATTCTATTTCACTCCAACTTTCACTAATTAAAGATGAACAAATTCTACATCTAAAAATAAACCATTTTGAATTTTCATCATTAGTTGGTTTATATGCTGTTTTATCAGCTCTTGGCGATAGCTCATAATTAACCCATTTAGTAACTCTTTCACCGCATTTACATTTTCCTAAAAGCTTTGTTGATGTCATTTTCTAACCTCCACATTACTAAATGTAAAATCTCTATGATATTTATTATCCCAGTAAGCTTTACACTGTCTGTTCATTGTATTTTTAACGTAGTCTATAAACTTCTCAGCTAAATAGCTTCCTTTAAAATCATTCCAATTTATCCATAATCCTTTCGTATCATTCCATATTTTAAATGTTAATTGTAGCGATGGATTTGTATTATTAGGTGATTTTCTATCCATGGCCATATAGCATCTAAAAAAGTATTTGTTGCTATTAATAGTCAAGCTATCATATTCATAAATCCATTCATGTTCTTGACTCATGGCTTATTCCTCCCTTCCGATTAGAATAACTTGACCGCTATATGGGTCAACGTGCAAATGCACTAATTTTCTTTTATACATTACAGAGTAAGTATTTTCAGCTTCACCCATATAATTAGTAACTGTTGGTTGAGCTAATACAGCTCTTGATACATTTTTGTATTGAATTGTCGTTCTTGTAATATGATTCATCTTTTTAACCTCTTTTATTTTGATACCGTTATTATATACTAAAATCATTTACGTGTCAAGTATTATATGTCATTTCATTGTCAAATATACTTTTTCTACCTACGTTATAATTTTATTTGCGTGATTATCACGACACTTTCCCAGAAATGGAGTACACATTGGCAGAAGAAATGGTAGTAGAAGATATTGATAACGAGATTATCGAAGAGGTAGAAACCGAAGAAGAACCGTT